ATTGTCATGTTAATTCCTTATTTGTATTAATTATCATTACCGTGGATGTTATCCTTAAGATATTGATATAGACTAGGTTTGTCTTTAGCCGCTTCTAACCAACGTTCTTTTTTATGTTCTAGTTCACGAAACGACTTTTCCCATTCTGCTCTGTAAGCAGATTCGTCAGCATGATGTGCAATATCTACTGCTAATGTAACTTCGTCCATCATGAAATAATTCATACCTACGGATATCCAAGTAATTCCGCCTAGATCTGGTGTACGCTGATTAAACATTTTGTCATTTTGCAATGCTATAAATCCTACAGCATTATCGTGTGCCCCACGAGTCATTTCTTTAGAGTATTCTCTAGTAGCGTTTGCTTGCCAATACGGTGTATCATTACGAATACTTAATGAATAGTGTAGTGCTACAAACTGAGCAAAATTTCTCCACATAGAAAACACAGTACCGTTGTAAACATCTTTATCCCATTGCGTTACAGCAGGGCGTTGTAGTGTTTTTACCAGTTTAAATAAAAATTCATGTACACTAAACAACCCATTACTTTCTAATGGTTCGATAAATCCGGCGCTTAATCCAATAGCAACTACATTTTTTACAAATGTACGTTCATGCATACCTACACGCATTGGAATATCTTTAAATTCTAAAGCATCTACTTCTTCTCTAGTACGTGGGAATAGTATTTTATCGCTCATTAGATATTGTTTAAATTCTTCTTTGGCATCTTCAGGACTAATAAATTTGTCGCTGTACACATAACCGGTACCTAAGCGATTCCAACTAGGAATATTCCATACCCATCCATTACCTAACGCAATAGAATTAGTAAATGGTTCTAATTCTTTTTCTTTATCTTTATAAGGCAATCTAGTAGCCCATGCTCTATTGTTAGGTAAAATATCATTATAAGATGTAAACGGCTCTTTTAAGTATTCACCTAATAGTAAACTCTTAAACCCAGTACAATCAATAAACAAATCTGCTCCAATTTTAGATCCGCCTTCTAATTGTAAATATTCAATGCCGTCGTCGTTGAGCACTGCATCTTTAACAGTATCAACAACCAAGCGGACTCCTCGAGGAATACAATAGCGTTCTTTCAACCACAGACCAAATTTGGTAGCATCAAAGTGATAAGCAACATCCCACTCAGGATCGTAGTTGTCAAATTGACCGTATTTGTTTAAACTAAATTTATTTTGATCCCACAATGCGGCTGCTGGAAAATAGCAATTAACAAAATCCTGAATAGGAGTATCGGGGTAGTAGTGTTTTTTTACAAACCAGTCGTGCATTCCGTTAATAGTATCTTTAACATACGGTTTGCCAAATGGATAATGAAACCCGCCAGCATCTTTTTCATAAAAATCTGTAAACTTAATGCTCATTTTATAACTAGCATCGGTATGTGTCATAAAATCTTGTTCGTCTATTCCTAAGAATTTACAATAACCATTAATACCGCCTAGTGTACTTTCGCCCACTCCTAATATTGGATAATTTGGACTTTCTATAACAAAGATATCTTTATCAGGAAATGCCTTAACTAGCATAGCCGCTGTCATCCAGCCAGCACTGCCGCCGCCTACTATTACAATTTGTTGGAGTGGTTTGATCATAAATTATTGTGATGAGTGATTTTTAATTGCTGTTACCGCAACTGTGATTTCATTTAGTAGTTCTGAATTTTTAATAGTACCCGGAACATTAGCATTAATATACGCATCTATCGCAGTATTAGTGTCTTCCTGAGTTTTATTTCCTCGAAGTAAATCTAAAAATATTGCTTGAATTCCTTCGACAATGGTTTCAGCTGACTTAGCATCTTCTTCATATACAGCGTACCAAAAACAATGACGAATTTTATTCTCAGCAGTATCAAAATTGTCTGCTGTTGTTTCTGGAGGTAATGGAATTGTTGACATAGTATCTCCTTAATTAATAATTTTTAATAGCTTCTACAGCTTTATTAACAAATTCGATAGCCACTTCGTCTTTGATCCACTGTGGAATATCATTAGCTTCTACTGCCGCTAACATAGTTAATGCTGTTTCTTTTGTAATTACACCAGCCACTAAATTGTCGTGAATTTGTTCTAATTTAGTAACAGTCCATTGTGCTTCAAGCGGCTGTCCTCTAACCATAGTGTGTACATAACACGCTTGAATTTTTTGTTTCGCAGACATGTTTAGGTAAGGATCATCCGGTGTAGTATCTGCTATAGAGTATACCGATTCGTGATTTGGATCGTCTTTTTCAGGATGGTGTTCGTCTGAATTTGGATCATTTGGATTATGAGGCATATTTTGCTCCTTTAGTTTTTAATAGCATATTTATCTTTGATTTTGCTTGGCACTTAAATTTAGATAATTCCGGCATGCCAGCCTGTAGTTAGATCAATAACAGTATCTTCATCCCAGGACTTGATAATTTTATTTGCTAATACTACATGGTTTTGTGTAGAAAAATGCGATATTCTTGTATCTTGCCATGCGCCAGTAGCAGTTAGTCGTTCCCATTCTCCTATACTTTTGAATTCAGCTATAGTAGCATCCAATAAATTTCCCTGAGCAACTATGCTGTAATCCAAAGGAGAATTTACTGTTTGATTTGTTGTATGTAATACTACAGGTTTATTTTTTAAATTTTTTCCAACACTATTAACCCAATGCAACCACCCTGTTATTTTTAGATTATTGTATATAGGATTATGAAGCCACTTAAAATATTCCTTAAATGCTGATATAGCCTCAGCCGGTACACCATCTAATTTTTTCTGTAAGGTCTGATCTGTTTCTAATTTTATTAATGCGCTATATCCGCTAAGAGATGGACGATCGTGCCAAAAATTAACCCTGTCAGGGAATGGAGCTAGTACCACTATTCGATCATTTACATCAATAGTATGAAATATCTCACTCCATTGTAAAGATAACCAATCTACACCGCATCCATTTACTGCTATATTGGCCAGATCTAGTTTATAATTATTAGCAACTTGTAACCCCCAGGTGCTGGCCCCAGGTCTAATTTCCGCAAACGAATCACCAAATATCCAAAGTTTATTATTCATATTATTCTACTAGATTTAACCAGCCTGTAATAATGTATTTTTCACCAGACAGTGGAGGATTACCTCTATGGGTATGCGGGTATCCACTGGGCCATATTAATAGTCTGCCTGCCTTAGGTTTAATTCTTTTGTGATAGTACAAGAATTCAGTTTCACCGCCTTCTTCTACATCATTGAGGTATAGCATCATAGTTACAATTCTTGAAGCATTAGCATATTCACCGTTTTCAAAATGCCATTGGTGAAATCCGCCTCCTGGTAATGTTTTTTGTACACGCAGACCTAAAATACCATGTTTTGCCGCTGCCTGAAGTGCGGTGTATTCTTCAACATATTTTTCATAACAAGGCCAGAATTTAGTTGAAAACAATTCTAAAGAAAAATGCGTAGGATTTAATGTCCAGGTATTGTGATCAAACATAAACACAGTTTGATCTTTACGAGTGTTTAATTTACTATCGCTATAGTGTTTAAAATCTATAACTAGATTTTTTTCAGTCATACTGTTATAGTAGTTAATAATATAATTACAATCTTCTTTTGTAAAAACATTATCAAATATACCAATAAAATCTTCAAATTTATATTCCATATCAGTTAAAATTTATATTAATCGCATATCTCGTTTTGTGAAATCTTGGACAACATCCAGCATGATAGCGATTAGCTTCAAAGAGCACAGCTCTACCTTGCTTGGGAGATATTCTTTGATGAACAGTTAAATTGGTATCACCTTTAAATTGATCAAATAATATAGTATCTCCATCACTATCATTTACATAATATAGTAAGACTTTTTCACCTGGCTTAGATGTATCTACGTGTGGTATATTATACTGATTCGGTTCAAAGGTAAAATCCTGGAGAACTAGATTAATCTTAAATCTAGTAATATTGTTTATTTTTATTCCTGTAGCATGATTAAAAAAATACAAAATTGGAAAAAACATAGGAAAAAAATCAGTTCTTAGATTATCATCCGGATCATACACAACATTTACAAATTGTCCATTATCTTTTAAATTTGGATCTGTAGAAAATGGCTCGTCGTCGTACAGCCGTGCTGTTGTATCAAAATGTACAAATGGCATTCCTCTAACTATAGTTATTAGTTCTTCCTGATACATTAACGGAACTAAATTGTCAAACACTTGAATCATATTAAATCCACTAAATCAAATACTGTTTGTAGTTTTGTTCGAATAGTTTTTGAACTAAAACTATTTCGTAGCCCTTGATGCAAAGGCTTGGGAGCTCGATCAATCGTGGCCCACGACCAGCCTTGATGTTCATCGCTGAGTTCGGGTACAAATTCCTTGTCTATTACACACATGTAGGTGTGAAAATTAAACACACGATCGTTTGATACAAATGTTTCTAAAGGAATTGTTTTTAAAATTTTAGGTGTTGCGCCAATCTCTTCAACAATTTCTCTTTGAAGACCTTGCCATGGAGTTTCGCCAGTAATATTAGTACCACCCACAAGGCCCCATGTGCCTTCGTGTTTGCCATGTGCTTTTTGTAATAGTAAAAACCGTCGTGTGGATTTGGCGTAGAATAATGCTCCGCTACAAACTATCTGATCTTTTACAATACTATTTTCCATTGGGACGACGCATATTCACCTTCAAAGCTCTTGACCCATGAAACACCGTTCCACAAGTACTGAACTCCTGTATATATATTCGTCATCCACACTAAGGTGTCTGAGATCTGAGCGGAATCAAATACTATTTGCCACTCTGAGCCAGTCCATTCTATAATGTCGTTGGCCTTGGCCACTAGTGCGCCCCACTCGCTGGCAGGCTGTTCGTTGATTGCAGCTCCTATATCTTCTACTAACAAATAGCGTGTACCTGGAGCAACAGCCACATTGGGAGGATTAACTTCGTTGTGCGGACGATGCGGATTAAATGTCTGCGGATTAATAATAGCATCAAATGTTCCAGGACTATTGGGTCGATATTGTGTAGCGCCAGGACTGTTTATGGCACTATTGGTAGTTAATGTATCTGGATTCCAGTTCACAGTAAGCACAGTGTAATCTAATGGGTTAAGAGCAATGGTTCCCACAATATAAGTTTGATTGGGTTGTAGTAAAAACAGTTGGCTTGAGCCTGCTACATATTTTCCAGGGTATTGACTGAAGACTTCTAACCAGTTGATGCCAGGACCCTGTCTAACACCAGGTTCTAAGCTAGGTTCGGGAGGAACAACACTTTCGTGTGGTCCTAACAACAATGCTTGACCAATACCTTGTTGATTATTGTAAACTTGTATTTTATAACCACTAACTGTGGCAGTAACTCCGCCTAGTGATTCTTGTAGTGTAGTAGTTGCCGCTACAGGATCTTGGCCAAGTCCAGCAATATATGTGCCACTGGTAATACTACTGTTGTGCATGCTGGCAACAATTTTGGTAACAACGCCAAGATGTTTGACCTTAACAGGCGGACTAATCCAAGCAGGGGTACTCACAGTCAATGTGGCAATATCTATAGGAGTATCATTGCCCACTGGCACTGTACGACTATCCCAATTGATATCTTCTAAATTCAATACACTTAAACTGGTCCAATCTATGTAGTTGTCAGTTGTTTGTAGTTCCAAACTGGGGTTGAATAGCACTAATATTTGCTCTAGAATCTGT